TCATCTTCTGGTCTCCAGTTTTTACGGATAGACAGGATGGTTTGGCTGCCTTTTTCAATTGTCACCACATAAGGCAGGGCAATTCCAGTAGGTTCGCCGTTTTCATCTACATCTTCGTAGCCCGGAAGGTCTAGGTCTACGTGCATCTCTAATAATTTATAGCGGTCATCCGTAGTTGCACGGAAACCCATCTTTTCAGCAATCTTTTTCTCTACTTCATCAAGGCTGCTGTCTGGTTCTTCCAGCTCAATATCACGATAAAATCCAGCAAACTGTAATCTGCGCACTTCGTTCTCTGTTTTACGCATAACATGGGTTACACGAGGTGCAGATTGAAGGCTTGATGCGCCATAAGGGACTACGATGTCTTCTGCAGGGATAAACATAGACACTTGACGGTCTAGTCCGGGGTCAAAATACACCTTTTTAAAAGCATTACCTGCTAAACCCAAGCCCCAAATCATTCTTTCATGCTCTGGGCGGTATTCTGTCATCACATCGGTCAATTGATAGTTCATATCATCTTGAACACGCTGCGCTGCGTCTTTTCTTTCTGGGGTTTCCTTGCCAATTAAGCGGGTTTTTACTGGACCTGCCGCTGGAAAAGTTTCCATAATCGTTTCGGATTGGAATTTAACCAATGCCTCGGACAAAAGTGGGTGGTAAACGCCACAAGCGCCTTCCCATGGTTCACTTCTTTCCTCAATCTTCATGCCTAAAAGCTCAAGACCGTCAACATAGGTCTGAATCCAGTCTTTACGGGCAGTAATATCGTCTTCAAAATCCCCCAATAAATCGCCGGCAATCTCTACTAAGTCTTTTTCGCTGATGTATTCAGCTAAGTTAGCATCAAATTCATCTGCAGCCTCGACTTCAGGCTCAAGCTCTATCTCTAATCCGTCAATACCAATCTTTACAGACTCTGGGTCTTCAATTTCTATCTCAATTTCTGGCTCGTTTTCTAATGCATCGAGTCCAATTGGTGCTTGGTATAGGGATTTATCAATCATTTTGTGTCTCTCTTAAAAAATAAGCAAATACTGTTCCGGGAAATTCTCCATCGTACAGTCCAATAATTTCGTAATTTCCAGAAATGGCTGCTCTAAACTCTTCCGCTTCTTTCAATGTTTTAAAGCCCTTGTGAATTTCATTCATATTAATTTCCAATTTCCTTGTAGTGGCTTGTCCACTGAGCCGCCAGCTTTGTAAGCCTTTGACAATGGATTCATTTTTTGAAGTAAGTTTTGCGGTGAACCCCCACCGCCTCCGCCCATAGTTCGTACATTGGTAATCTTTGTTCCAAAATGGATACCTCTGCCAGTGTCACCTTTTGGACTGTTGGAGTTCATAATCTCAACAGGAGTTAAACCAACAGCAGGTTTTGTTTCATATGGCGCAGTACCAAGTCTTGTGCCAGCTTCTTTTGGGCCAAACTTCTCTGTTAGCTCCAATGCTGCTCTGCCAGTAGGCTTGCCCTCAGCATCCATAACGGGTACAAATCTAGTCCCCATTTCGGGGTTTTGAAACACGCCAGCTATGTTTGTTGCAGCTGTTGGCGTCATGTAGACAGTTCTTCCCGACCTTGGCTGCATACCTTCCGTCTTGTCTGTATGGTTAGCAGAACTACGATTTCTGGTTGTAGTTGTATCATCGTGATGGGCATATGTAGAACCTCTTTCGGTTTCAAAGAGGTGGGTTACGCCCGGTAATTTTTCTAGTGGTTCGTAGTCCATAATTAGTAGTATGCTGCCTTGCGTCTAAAGTTAATTGGTTCATCTGCCTCATCTGATGGTAGGCGCACAAAGCCACCCTTCCTATATCGGATTAAAGCTTGTGTGCTCGAATCCACTAAGTCATCGTGTTCGGAATTAGGAAATGCTGCCATTTCTTCAATCACTTCTTCCGCCCAACGTTTTCTTGGTGCCCAGACCTTGCCAGACGCAAACAAGTCTGTTACCGAATTCATACGGGCAATCTTATCATTACCCCTCGTAGGTGTAAACTCTGATACAGGAATACCCATCCTACGTAGCTCAAAGATTAGTGGGCTTCCCGCCGCCTTTGCCTCAACAATAAAGACATCTGGTTCCCATTCTTTATAATACTGAAGGGCTCTTTCCTTCAATTCAGGGAACTCAAGCCGCTCTTTAACAGCATCCAAAAGGATAATGTTGGGCTGCATCTCGTCTTCGTTTAGATAAAAAACACCCCAAGTCGTGCAGGCTGAGTAGTCCGACCGCTCATTTTTTGTGTAAGCCGTATCCCAAGACTGGATAATATATTCACACACCGGAGGTTTTTCTAGCGTCCACTCCTGCCACCACTCCCGCTTTACCAGCGCACCCTCTTCACTCGTAGGTTGTTGTTGGTATTGGGCATTCCACTTAGAAACCGGTAACTCTTCCTTAAGCGCCTGTAATTCCTCTAGTCTCCAGAACTGAGGCCATAGGGCTTTCCCTGACGGCAGGATAGCAGGGAAGTCAATAATCTCCCATGTGTCCCCGTCCCGCTCTATAGAAGACTTTAAAATCTTGCCAGTTAAATCCCGCTTAGACCATCGTGTCATTACGACAATAATCGAACCGCCCGGCTGTAAACGCTGGCGTGGTCCTGAGCCGTACCACTCATAAACCTTATCGTAGACCTCTGGATTAGTGTTTGCTATGGCTGCTTCTTGTTCCGAGTGAGGGTCGTCAATAATGAGCAAATCCGCTCCTTTACCCGTGACGGTGCCTCCAACACCAATAGCAAAGTATTCACCATCGCTATTTGTGCTCCAACGACCAGCAGCCTTGCTATCAGACCTAAGACTGACATTTGGAAATATTCTCGCATATTGTTCACTCCCCACTAAGTTACGGACTTTACGTCCAAAGCCAACGGCTAATTCCGCTGTATTAGAACACTGGATAATCTTCTTACCCGGGTATTTTCCTAGAAACCATGCCGGCAGTAGGTATGACGCAAACTCCGACTTGGTATGACGAGGCGGCATATTGATGATTAGCCTCTTACATTTACCTTCGGCTATGTCCTGGAACTTCTGAGCCATCACCTTATGGTGCGCCCCGTTAATGAACCCAGGCCACATCTCCCCAACAAACTTCATAAAATCTTGCTGCGCCGCTTCCCTCTGCAGACTAGCCATATACTCCTGTGCCATCTCCATAAAGGACTCTTGCTCCACTAAGGGAAGCTGACTAATAATTTTTTCTAAGTCCATATTTCCTATAGTAAGCGTATAAGGCTATAGCGATAAATGAGAGGATACTCATAAATCTTTAATCTTCAAATAAGAAGGCCGCACTGACCTAGCACTACGTGGCAGTCTTTTACAGTACCCCAAATCACATAACTTCACCATAATCCTATGGACATTAGACTTAGACTTATATCCCGTAATATTCATGACTTCCTCCATAGAAGGTCCAAAGCCATACTTTCTCCAATAGGCATCTAATACCATATAGACCTGATTCTGTACTTCCGTCATCTCTCTGTCCAAAAAAATATACCCCCCACCCCTATTTTGTTCAAAAACATAAGGGGGGTGTTTCCCATAGGATTATTCATCGGCTTTCCCAGATGCCTCTTTTTCTGGCAAAACTTCCCCTTCTTCCTCAGAATCACCAGATTGTTTGTCAGGAATACTATGCAGTAGTAACTCGTCAGCGACGGGCTCATTTTGGTTGGTGGGGGTGTGGTGGGTCTCCGTTTCTGCCCGTTTCCTGCCGCCAATTTCTGCCATCAATTCTGAGACATCCCCGTCAATCGTTCTCGCATTGTCCTGCATAGCCTGTTTAAGCTGCTCCAGCAATTTAGTCCTATTGGTCTCACTATCGTGGATAATTGTCTTCTGTGCTATGTGCTGGAATGCATCAACGCCGGCTACTGTGCCCAGCGTGCGAAGAGCTGCGACACGGACGGACGGGGAATTCTCGGGGTCGGTGGCTTCTTTTGTGAGGTTGGAGACCACTAATGCCCTTATTTGACCTAGAGAATACGATTTCTGGAACTCTAGCCCTTTCTGTATGGCTTCGGTCATAATAGCTATATCGGGGCGTTTTGCGAGCTTATATCCCTCATTAGCCTGTATAGCTGGCTTACCCTTACTGTCATATGCTTTCCTATATGCTCCCGCCTTTGTATCACCCCTCGCTAAATTCTCACAGAATGCCTTTTGCTTAGTCGTGAGCCGGCTTTTACTTGTACCGAGTAATATAGACTCGATAGGCTGCTGCTCTAATACTTCGCTTATTTGTGCTTTAGTTAGTTTAGCTGGCATAGGGTTATATATGAGAACGAATTGAGAACATGAGAGGGATTCTATCATACCTACTGTTTATATATACAGTATTTAAACTAATCCATAAAACAATAAGCGGGATTTTAGGATTTTGGCAGCGAATAACACGCCGGCAGCCGGAACAATTCCCGCAGCAGCTCAGGAAAATTTAAGGGTTATCCCTATAAATTATTTTTCATTTTCTTGACCTAGGTCAATTTTTTAATGGTTTAGCCGGTTTAATCTATGCATGTATTACCCGATTACTAACCTACAAGGAATAGAACTAATGAAAACAGAACAGCAGCAGGAAGCACTAATCAGAGCCCGAACCGGTAATTCTATGCTCAATTATCAAGCAATTCTAGCGGGTTTCACCTCTAAGGGCATTCCAGCAGCCGACATTATCCCCCGTGAAAATGTATTGACCTATGACGCATGGCAAGCTATTGGCAGGCAAGTAAAAAAAGGGGAAAAGGGTATTAAGGTTATAAGCTGGAAAAAAATGATTGATAAGACCGGCACGGAAAAAATCCGCCCAGCACCGGCGACTGTATTTCACATTACACAGACTGAGGGGAAATAATGACACGATATACCATTAAAGACGCCGCCGGCGTCATACACGAATTTAAAACCCTTAAAGCTGCGAGAGCTTCCAGCGTCGGATTTACTAATGGGTTAAGGATTATTGCCCAAATCAATAGACCGGCAGCGAAAAAGCCGCCGGCAGCCGCCCAACAATCCGCAGCCGCTTAAGGGGAAATGATGAATAAAAGAGAAAAATTGGCACATGTAAGCCTAGTAATGACGATAAACCAAAAAAAGGAGCTGGACGCTTACTGTCAGGAAATAGACTTAAATACAAGTCAGCTCGCTAGACGCCTGATATTGCCGGAATTAAAAAACAGAAGTTGGGCAAAAATTCAACCGGCAGGAGTTTAAAAAATGACTTATTCCATTTATATCGAATTCACAGATAACACCTATAAAGTAATTAAAAGACGGGCAGCCAGCGAGCAGGACGCCGAACGCTTAGCGATTGATTACGCCGGCAGCTTAGACCGAAATATTTATTTTATTGAACTTGAGGAGCTAACAGCATGAGCACAACCGAATTTTTTATTTTAATTGGCACTATTTCCGCCTGCATTTTAATGGCACTTGCTGCACCTTTTATAGGGGTTTAAATGAATATTTATATTGAAGAGGGTTATCAAAGCCGCCGGCACTATCTCGAATGCTTATCAGAAGATATGGGAATAAGTAAAGAGACTGTATTTATGACAGCGAGCATTTTAGGCAGCTCAGAGGATTTTGATGGGCTTATCACTACTTTAGAAGATATGGGAGAGGATTTTGAGTAAATTAGACTATTTTTTTAGATGGTTTTTAAACATCACAGAGCAGCTTTTTAGCTTTTTTGTAATTATTGCGGGATTTTATGCCCTTTGGCTTGTATTTTCCGCACTCACTAAGGACATTAAATAATGGAACTTAAACCAATAGCGGCAAACATGACAGAAATTAGACTAAACGCCGGCAAACTGATTTTATTCAGTTATCAAACGCCGGTAGCTAGCTGGGAAGATGGAAAATTTTATATCACCGCCGATAGATGGAGCAATACCACGCAGCGACACATAAATAAGTGGCTTAAGGAATTTAGCAGCGACCGCAAAGCCGCCGAAGTTGTGCCACAGGATTATTTTACTTTTTTAATGGGGAAATCATGATTCAGACCATAAATTTACACGACTTTAGAAATGCTTTTCAGGCAGCCGGAAGAGGTGGGCAATTCACTTATGAGGGCTTAGGGGTTTTATTTGACTATCTCGAGCAATACGAGCAGGACACCGGCGAGCAAATCGAGCTAGATGTCATAGGCTTGTGCTGCGAATACGCCGAGGGAACGCCGGAAGAGATAGCCCGAGATTATGATATTGAGATAGACGGCTTAGACCTTGCCGACGCATTTCAACCCGTGCTAGAGCATTTAGAGCAGGAAACGAGTATTTGCGGCACGACCGACGATACCATTATTTATTTACAATTTTAAGGGGTTAAAAATGATATATACACAATATATAAAAGCCGAGAACGCACAGGGCAAGATAGAGCACGCAATCCATAAATGCCACGCTATCAGCGATTTAGACGCCTACCATAAAATGCGGCATTTTTGCGATGATAGGCAGCTCTATATTATGGATTATGACACCGAAGTGACCGACGAACCCAGCGACCACGAATAAAGGGGAAAAAATGAAATTCAATTACTACACTTATCACATATCCGGCAGCTATTTAAGTGCTCTAATCAACGGCGACTATTCCGGATTATCCGACGAAGAAACCGCCAATATTTACCGATTTTTGGATAATTTGCCGGTAAGAGGGCATTTTGATGTTATCGAAGATTCCGAGAATTTTAGGAATTGCGAGATATGCAACTTATACGCTGAAACACATGAGACCCGCTTATATTTTCCGGAGCTCTCAGCATGATTCAATATTACATAAACAATAGACCGGTGCCACGAGCAATAGCCCGCCAGCGACTAGAGCAGGGAAACCCGACGCTATCACCTTCACAAATTAGCGACGCCCTGCAAAGGGCTGTAAACAACGATAAACACGCCGCCGCCTTAATAGGTCAATCCGGCATCACCATTTATAAGGGGATATTATGAAACCACGCAGCATAGAATTTTATTCAGACGCTTACGCTTACGCCGTAGGATATAGAGACGGAAGAGAGGGAAACAATGTCGAATTTCCCGAGCTCTCTCGATTTATTGAACACCATCAAGATTTATATAGGGACGGATACGAGCAGGGCAAGCGGGATTATTTCCGATATGACCACCACGACCAAACGCCCGCTTATGCACCTATTCAGAGTGCAGCATGACGGACGCCGACGCCAAAATGATAAACCTACTAGGGAACAGCCTTTATTGGCAAACCCTAGTAAACCGCACCACGACCGACCAAAAACAACGGGAACGGACGGCGGCAGCTATTCAAAAACTCACAGAACAGATAAGGGCACTAAATGACACTATCAGAGATTAAGACCGCATTATCAGAGAATAAGCGGGTTTTCCACGGCTCACCGGCTTATGAGGTTAAGCGGGACAATATCGGGCAATATTTAATTATATGCAGCCTGAACGATTACACCATAGGATTAACGCACCGAGATGGGCAAACCATGAACGGAAAAGAAGAAGAATTTTACATAGGGTAAATACCTATATATTTTTTAACCAAAATTTTTGCAATATATGTTAGCGTTATATATATTGCAATTTTTTGTAGCATTTTTTTAGTGTAGTCAGTAGTTGAGGGTCAGGCTTATATAGCTGGCAATTAAGGGTCAGGCTTAAATCAGAGGAGATTATTATGGGCTGGACAGGAATGTCACCCCCTGCACATGGGGATAAGAAAAGATGGTTATTAGAAGAGTTTAATCAGGCGGGAGAAGTAGGGACTAATCCATCATGGACGCTTAGCGACTTATCCATTAAAGGTAATACCGCTTATGGCATTTATACAATGGTTAGAGTAGATGGGAGCTGGCATAGCATGGGCATTGTAATTTTGATGTCATTTAGAGCTGATGAATGGGCTTATAAGGATATGACGGAAGATATGATGCCTTACTACTATGATGCACCGATTAGTTTAATCCATAAGCTAGAGAAGTTGTGCCCAGCTATTGAGGGTAATGCTAGACAATGGCGGGATTATTGCATAGCTCAGGCGACCAAGATTAAGGTAAAGCTAGAGACCGGCACGACCATTAAATTTAAACACGAGCTCAATTTTAGATTGTTTAAAGCCGATACTTTTGAGGTTTATAAAGACGGACGCAAAACCTTTTTTTATGCACCGAACGGGGTTAAATGCCGCATTACTAAATGGCAAGATAAAGAATATGAGGTAATAGCATGAGCGAGAAAAAATTTATCGCCGAACAGGTTTACGACTTTTTAATGGAAAACAATTACACAAGGTTAGATTTTGTAAAAAACTTTCCTGATAGTTGGATTGATTACGATACGCAAACCATTTATTTATCCGGCAGCGAGAACCTAAACGAATACAAAATTACTGTGGAGGTAGCATGAGATTTTATATAAAGACTGAGGTATGTGGTAATCCTGATTATGGGCAGCACCCCGATTTTCCGCCCTATGGAGTGGATATTGTTTTTTTATCCGCAGATACCTATGAGGGGATATTGGAGCAAGTAAGGGAATGGCAATACCAAAATGATATTGGCGGCGGGAATTGGCAGAACCCAGCACTATACGAAAATGAAGAGGTAGTGGGTTATATGTCATACAACGGCAAAGTATGGAAAGAAAAGCATTGGACGCCGACTACGGAGCAAGTTTACTTTAGGGAGACTGTATGAATATCGGGGCATGGTGCGAGATTAAATGGCAAGACGACCTTGCTAAAGGGTTTAGATATGTCAGTTTTGGAACATATGACGAGGAAAACGATAGCGATTCCTATGGGGTCGCTGATGACGCTATTCTTTTTTATTGTCCTGAAAGTGAGTTTTTAAAGTTAGTTGAGACCGGTAGCGGGGATTTTAAAATTACCCATTTTGATTATGAGGAGATTGAAGATGCCAGCATATAGAGTAGTTTTTGCAAGTTATTGCACTGAGATTGTTGAAGCAGAAAACGAACAAGATGCCATTGATTTAGCCAATGGGCAGTTTAGCCCTGATTATGAATGGACAATAGCAGATGTCAGTATTGATGACGACTTTAGCCCGCTTGAATACAAGGAGATTGAAAATGCTTAATTGGGAAGACAAACTGAACGCATGGGAAGAAAAGTATCAGCCTATCCAAAACTATGTAGATGCAAATGCTGGTGATAAGTTTGAAACCTACGGGGAAGAGCTCGATTATGTATTGAGCATAGCCGATACAGAACCGAAGAGAGTATGGACGCTAGTTGAGGGAGATGATGACAATTTGTATATCACAAGTGGGTATCACCTAGTCAATAGACTGAATTACTTTATTACCAAAAATCCATGCGAATTGGAATACGAAGAAACACCTTACTTAATATATGAAGAGGAGAATGAAGATGCCTAATTGGTGCAATAACACGCTTTACCTATCACATGACGACGATTCCATGATTCAGAAAGTGGAAGATGCTTATCGTGCCGACCAACTAATTTCAGAGTTTTATCCATGCCCGCCTGAGCTTACCGAAACAGTCGCCGGACGAGCTGGAGACAACGAAAGTTATGCCCAGCGACTACTTGAATTTAAGCAGAAGTTAAACCTAGAATTTTTTGGTGCTAAGGATTGGTATGATTGGCAAGTAAAAAATTGGGGGACTAAATGGGATATAGCCCATGATAATGGCGGCGACAGCGACCGGCAGCAAAACCGGATAACGATTAGTTTTTGTAGTGCATACGCACCGCCGACAGGATTTTATGACAAGTTGATAGAACTAGGATTTTCCGTAAGTGCTTACTACTATGAGAGTGGCTGCTGCTTTTGCGGGCAATACTTTGAGGGAGTAGATGAGTGCTATGACATCAACGGCGGCTCAGAATGGGTAAAAGAGAATATTCCGGAAGTAATTGATTTGGAATTTGGGATTGCTGAAGATATGTCTTATTGGGAGGAAGAAAATGCCTAAGTATGCCGTTTTAATTACTTGTCAAGAGTATGTAGAGGTAGATGCCAAGGACGCAAGAGACGCTGAATGGGTGGCTTATCAAGGTTATAGGAATGGTGAGCTTGAGATTGAACCTCATTTTGCTTTTGTATGTGAAGAGTGCGATTTAGTGGAGGAAGAAAATGAAAAAGTATAAGGCTTATGCCATGATTAGTTATGAATTAGAGTGCGAGTTTGAAATAGAAGATGATGAAGATGCATGGGCTTTTGCCAAAAATATGGACGGCGGCGATTTTAAAGAAGTAGATGGCTCTTCTGATTGGAAAATTTACGAAGTGGAGGAGCTATGAAAGCTATGATTGAGGTAGATATTCCAGCAGGCAAAACGATAGACGATGCTCAGGGTGCAGTTAAACGGGCTTTTGACGCTGATTGGATGGCTAGGTGGTGGCATATAGATGACATTATTGAGGAGCACAATAGGGTATTTTGCGGAGAAATAACGCAAGATGATGCAAGAGAAGTATTAAGACTGATGGATAAGTATCACGATTGTGGAGTAGGAAT